ACGAGGGCGCGCGTCTTCGTGATACCCTTGATCTCCCTCACCATGTTACCGGCAATCGTCTTGGGATTCAGGCCCGCGCCCATCCCCTCTGCCAGAAGACGGTTCAGTTTCTGCGCCGTGACCTGCCCAATCCCGTTCATTTGCTCGAAGGATCGAGTGGCGAGCATACGTACCTTGGAGAGCCTCTCAGGTGCTCCAAAGGAGCTTCTCAAGAACTCCTCACTGCTCCCTTGGAGGGGCTTTCCGAAAGGCCCTTCGATCTTCGCCTTCTTGGAGTCTATGTAGGCGTTCACCATTCCTTTCTTGTACGCCGACTCAACGAAGGTCGAAGTCCACGGCTTACCCAGTGGGTCATTAGTGGAGAGCAAACCGGACTCTACTTGTTGCTGTAACCAAGTGTTGAAACTGGCAAGCTTCGCGTCGTTAGTCTGGAAACGCCAAGCTCCATCCGCGACGTTGAGGAGAGCGAGGCCACCGTCGTTGCGTGGACGAAGCCCTAGTACGTCCTGCGTGTCCACCAGTTGGTGGACTTCCCTCTCAAGCTTGCTGAAGCGTCGACGAATTTCCGCCTCAAAGGCTCGTCGCTCTACTCCTAGCTTCTGCGGGTCAGCACGGGTCACAGCTACTCTACTTCCTGTCCTGTACTAAAGGCAGATGACTCTCTCGGAGAGTAGTGCGTTTCATAGCTCTTCGTCCTCCTCGTCCTCGCTCTCCTCCTCGTCCTCCCATGTTGCTGGTATGTGGGGTAGTATGCTCTGGCCTTCTTCCACCTCCCCCATGTACTCCCTCGCGCTCTCCATCAGTTGCTCTGCTTCCTGTGGGTCCATGCCGTGAACAACTACGTGGTAGTCGTGCGGTGGAATCACTTGGTCAACGTTACCTGAGACGTAAGTTGCATACGCCTCTGTGCGAGTCTTCGCTACGAGCGCCTTCTCCTCGTCGGTCACTGTGTTGAGATCGGGCCAGTGGACTTCGTAGTCGTCTTCCACAGTGAGAGGCGGAAGGACTCCCGCCATCATCAAGCGGTCGATAGTGGGGCGAACGATCGAGTGAGTGACGTGCTTGTTGTTGCGACGCATGACGCGCCCATTCCAAGTACGGCTGTCCTGAGTAGAAGCCAACTGTGCCTGCTCACTACCGAAGAGCTTACGCTTCGGTACGCCCATACTGAATGCAATGTCGTCCATGATCGCTTGGCGGTGAGAGGTGGGGTCTCCCATCTGAGGAGTGAGGCTCTTCACGGTCACTCCCGTGAGAGCTAGGTAACGCTGCAGTCCGTTGAAGTAGTTCTGCATACTGTCCCGCAAACCCTCAGCGTCGAACTCTACGTCGTCTGCGCCTTCATGCGTCTCCAGCGCGTAGCCTGGGAAGGCTCCCTTCCAGAACATCTCACCAGAACCCCCCATGACCTTCTGGTGATCGAGTAGACGGTTCCACACTCCTTTGAGTCGCGGAGTACCGTGCACCTCCGACATCTCCCTGTTGTCGGCGACGTGAATGACTCGCGTCCAGTGAACTAGGTGAGTCTCTTCCAGGATGACCTCACCGCTCTGCCCGTACTCCACGATACGAAGGTTGTAGTCGACTGGCTTGCCGTAGCGCGGGTGAGTGGAGTCCCCTTCTCTGCGATTCACGTCTGCATGATCCTCCGCGAAGATCCTCAGGTAGAGCAGCCTGCGAGTTTGAGCAGAGCTAAAGGGCTCACCCCCCTCATGCCGTAGGAAGGCAGCCTCCACGCCCTCCATAGGCTCTGAGAGAGGCTTGCCGTCATCGAAGCCGAGCAACAGCAAGCCGAAGGTCCCAATACCACTCATCTCATCCACACGCTGCATGTAGTGGAAGAGGTTCTTGCGCTTGAGTAGTTGCTTCAACTCTTTCTCGAAGGGAGTCTCTTCGTCCACATCCACCGTCTCGTAGACCAAAGGGTCCAAGCACCAAGACTCCTCAGGCCAGAAGTGCACGATGCGCTTGGCGACTCCCTCACGATCATACATGCGCTTGTACATCTCTACCGTGATGTCGGCGGGGTACCCTACTTCCGTGTCGATCTCGCGTCTTCCATCGAAGAGCTTCGAGATCAAGTCCGAACGGACGAGTGTGTTGTTACTGATCAGTCCCTCGACCTGTGCCGTTAGGTTGGTGAGGAAGTTCCGTGCCATTGGTCCTAGTCCACTCTTGTTGCTCACGCGAAACTCCTACCTGCTGTTTTGACCTTGTGACAAAGAAGCTCGAAAGCTCCCGAGCTTGCGTCCACCTGGTCTTTGAATGTTGAGTTAGGGAAGTACTTCAGTTCCTCAAGGTAGTCGGCATTCCACGGTGCCGGGCGCATGAAGACGTTGTGCATGTTGAGCATGACGGAGAAGGGGTCCGCTCGCACCACCTTGTCTCCAGTTGGGCGCACAAGCTGAACTCGAAAACCTAGTCGGGAGAGTCGCTTCGCCGTGTTCTGCGCGGACTCCTTACCACCACTACCAGGCTCCTGTTCCACGCCTACTCGCAACTTACTCCTAGCCTCTCTGTTCTGCGGTGAGGAACGCATGACTCCCACTTGGGATAGTCCCTTGTTCCGTTCCGGGTGCTCGTAGACGGGTACAGCGACACCGAAGAGGCGAGCGTCGAGCAAGGCAGTCCGCTCAATCAAGCTCTCACGCTTACCTGAGTCATGCTGAAAGCGTAAGACGTCGAGTACCCAGAAGCGATCCAGTCTGTCCTCCCCCATGAGAACGCCTGCTGTGAAGGCTCCTCCTCCTTCGGTGCCTGCCTTATCCCAGTAACGCACAACCTGCTTGAACTGTTTCAATGGAGGAGGTTGCTCGACCGTGACGTTGTCGACCTTGAACATACCACCACCAGCGGGGACTGGGTCTTGTAGCATCTGCCCTGCATAGCCGTACTCACCCAGCTTGCGAGGAGAGCGTAGGCGGTCGAGGTCTTCCTTACGCATACGTATAGGGTCAAGAAGACCCCCTTTGTAGAACTTTCTGAAGCGGCGTGGTTTCACGTTCTTGACTGCTTCTGGACTGATGATCTCAGCCGGAAGGCAGATGTGCTTCAGAGGGGTAAGCACTGCGCCTTCGCTGGAGTCTTTCATCATTCGAGCACTTGGGTCGTTCTGATGAAGGCGCTGCATAACGAGCATTGTGAAGGTGACTTGCTTGTTAGTTTTGCGAGTTGGAAGTGTGACGCCAACTACTCTATTGCTACGATTCAGTTCCTTTTCTGACACGGCCTGCTCGGGGTCTAGAGGGTCGTCAATGACAATGATGTCAGCATGTTTTCCTGTGACTTTACCATCGATACCGAAGGCATAACGGAAACCGCCAGCTGTAGTGGTGTAGTGGTGCTTGGCGTTTTGGTCTTCGGAGAGCTTGACCTCAGGGAAGAGGTGCTGGTACAACTCGGACTCGACCACCATGCGTGACTTGCGTGACATCTCCACAGCGAGCCCGAAGGTGTGAGAGCAACTGATGATTCTGCAGGTGGTCATTCTCGTCCAGCACCAAGCAGGAAACATCACACTGCAAATCGTTGACTTGGTTGTACCTGGTGGTATGTTAATAAGTAAGTCCCACTTGAGAGGCTGTCCCAAGAAGACCCGCTCCGCTGCTTCTTGGAGGTAGCAGCAAACTGCTTCGATATGCCAGTTGTAAACGGCCGTCTCAGGTACCACTACATCCCAGAACATCCTTACGAACTGAAAGAGGGAGTCTCTAGCAACTGAAGCTTGGAGGGCTGAATAGTCTATCTTGACTTTCACCTTTTGTCCATGCGGATGCTGTAGACGATAGCTACATAGTTGTACTGGTCCTTCCGACTCTCTCGGAAGCGGTAGCTCCTGTACAGTTGCTCTCGCTCTTGCCGCATCTTGCCTTTCCTGTCGTAGATACCAAGCAGGCAGTCAAGGCAGTACTCTACGCTAGGCTCTTGCTTTCCAATCTCGTTGGGACAACCAGCCATCACGCAGTTCATTACTAACTCTTCCTAGTGATGCAGTCCGGGCAGACCGGCTTCATTGGGTCGCCGTAAGCACCGTGGCGATCCCGACCACGACAACGAACGCCAAGAGCAGCAATGCGATCTCTACGCAACTCACTTCCTCCCTCACCGGTCGTCGTCCATCACGCAGTTAACTCTTCCTACTGATCCTGATTTTCCGGGGTTCACTAGTGGGAGGTTCACTCGGTTTCAAGGCATCCAAAATCTGAACTCTGGTTTCAAGGGTCAGTTGCTCTATGTCAACCTCGACGATTCGTGCCGTTCCGAAGTGCTCAAGTACTCCGTCGACTTGTAGCTCCTTACGAGGCGTGTAATCCTTGTGACGACGTTCAAGATACCAGCGAGCAGTAGCACTGGAGTTCCTTCCGTCGTCGCGGTCGTTGATCCAGTGCATGACTGCGTTCTCTGCCTCGTCGACTCTGCTCTCTATCTCCTCCTTCCAAGCAGCAGCCACGGCGTCATTCCCGTCGATCCAAGCTCGCACTGAAGAGGGGTGGCAAAGAGCCTTCTCCGCGATGCGCTTGATAACTCCACAACTGCCTCGGATGGCTTTGAGCAAGTCCTTCTCACGAAGAGGTGGTCGAGTTCTCCCCTTGGGACGACCCCCCAGCGTCTTCTTGGCAACGCGGGCAATGCGGGCTTTTTGCATCCTATCGGCGGCTTCAGGGAGGACTCCGTTGACCTCTAACCGGAGGGCACGGTTCTTCGTATTCTTCTTTCGGGGCATGAAGGAAGTCTAAGTGCTCGACGCGAAGCCAGGAAGCTTCAACCACTTCAACCAGAGGCAGGGTTCCCCTATTCAAATCCGGTCAAATACTCGACCGGCTGGAACCCTGGAATCCCGCCTAGTTCACGAGCCTATTGCGTTCCGGGGTACAATAGGGTAGTCTTATGCCTTCCCTTTAATCCGTATAAATGATCCGTCCGAAGGTAGCCGTCTTGAAGATCGTAGATAAGCGCGCGCTGCTCTGGAAACAATACCTGGGTGTCCCAAAGTACTGGGCTGCGAAGCTCCACAAGAGCACGGGAGTTGACTACCGTGACCTCGTGGAGGTGGGTGAGTCTGCCTTGGCAGAACTGCTCTCGGGCTCACTCGAGAAATACGACCCTGAGAAGTCGAAGCTCCACACGTGGATCATGCTCCACGTGAAGTGGGCGATGCTCTCTGAGTTGAAGAAGCGTAGGATCTACTGGGTCAAGCTTCAACCGAATTGGCTCCCCTATGACTCAAGCACCACGGACGACGAGTGGCAGGCTGAGACCTTCGCAAGCAGCGGCCACGAACAGCTCTACCCTGACCAGCGAATCAACGAAATAGCAGCGGAACCGTGTTGGGTTCAGTCGCTCTGGTCTGAGCTAGGGCAGGAAGGTCGCATGTTGCTCCGGGTTGTCTTTGAGGCCCCTGGAGCACTCGCTGAGGAGCTTTGGTCTGCTCGTGAGAGAGCAGGCATAAGCAGGATTCGCGTGAGAAATGGCGGTAGCACGACGAAGCGCAGGGCACTCCGTCGCTACCTCAAGTCACAAGGCTGGGATGCACAACAGGTGGAACGAGGCTGGTCTCAAATAGTGGAGGCTCTGTGCTAACGAAGACGCTAACTACGAAGGCTCGACTGAAGATGCGAGTCAAGCAGGCACTTTTCCACTTCCAACGACGAGGCGTGCGTTTCTTGGAGAAGACTGGAGGGAGAGCCTTGCTCTGCGACGACATGGGCTTGGGCAAGACCGTGCAAGCGGCTGCGTGGGTGGCGATCAACCCACGCCTCAGTCCTACTCTGGTCGCGTGTCCCTCTTCGCTGAAATGGACATGGCAACGCGAGATCAAGAAGTTCACAAGGCTCCGTTCCTATGTTGTAGAAGGGAGCTTCTTCAGTGAACAGGAATTCGCGGAGAGTCGTGAGGAAAGGCTCAAGAAAGCAGGGAAAGACCAGGCGAAGCGAAAGGTGGTACTGCGCTCCATCAAAACAAGAAGGAAGGAGCAGAAGAGGAAGTGCCAACTACTCACGCAAGCCGAAATTGTCATTATCAACTACGACGTCCTAGCCTCGTGGCTTCCCTTCTTAGTTCTCAGAGCCTTCAAAACACTGGTGCTCGACGAGTGCCACTACGCGAAGAACAGAAGCGCGAAGCGAACGCGAGCCTGCAAACAACTCGCTCGACGGATCCCCTACTTCCTCGGTCTGTCGGGCACTCCCGTGACAGCATCACCAGTAGACTTCTTCCCCGTGTTGAGCATGGTAAGACCCGACCTATTTTCCAACTTCATGACCTACGCTATCGAGTACTGCGCTGCCTTCCGCGACAAGTGGGGGCGCTGGGACTTCTCAGGCCACTCAAACCTCCCCGAGCTTCGCAGCCTCATCAAGCCGTTCGTTCTGCGAAGAATGAAGCGCAAGGTGCTGAAAGATCTCCCCAAGAAGGTGCGGTCGGTTGTGCCCGTCGATATTTCAAATCGCGACGAGTACCTCTTGGCGCGTGATGACTTCCTCTCGTGGATCGAAGAGCAACAGGGAGAAGAGAAGGCGATCAAAGCACTCAAGGCTGAAGCCGTAATCAAGGTAGGAGTACTCAAGCGTCTGGCAGCTAAGGGCAAAATCGAAGCTGCAATTAACTGGATCAAGGAGTGGCGAGAGTCCACGAGCGAGAAGCTCGTAGTGTTTACCGTCCACAAAGAGATCATGCGTCAGATGAGAGAGGCATTCCCCGAAGCACTCTGCATCGATGGGAGCGTATCCAACAAGGCAAACAAGGAAGGGCTGAGTCCAAGGCAGCGCGTTGTTGACCAATTTCAGGAGAGCAAGAAGCACCGGCTGCTCTTCGGACAGATCACAGCAGCGGGTACGGGCCTGACCCTCACAGCTGGCAGTAGCGTGCTGTTCTTAGAACTGGCCTGGAACCCACACGAGCACGACCAAGCGGAGGACCGGTGCCTTCGCATCGGACAAAGCAAGCAAGTCAACGTCTACTACATGGTGGGCCGCGACACTATCGAAGAGAAGGTCGTGGACGTCTTGGAGTCGAAGGACAACGTCACCTCTCGCCTGCTTGACGGTCGAGCAGGTAGGCTCAACCTGAACCGCTTGATGAAGTTTGTCTCTTGATTGACATAGCTAAACTCGCGAGAGAGCGAGGACTCCAACTGGCCTACGAAGGCCACCACCACTGCACGCGGGGATGGGTGCAGTTGCACTGCCCTCGCTGCTCCGGTGGCCACAGCGGCTTCCACATGGGCTTCAACCTTCACAAGGGCTACTTCAACTGTTGGCGCTGTGGGAAGATGTCGCCACTCGAATTTCTCGCAACCGCGCTAAAGCTCCCAAAGAGCGCCGCGCTCTCTCTACTGCGTTCATACGAAGGAGAGGGGGAAGGGCGCAGGCATATCAAGATCGCACGGCAGAGACGCTTAGAGGAGCCTCCTGGTATGGGTCCTTTGATGGAAGCGCACAGGCGCTACCTGAAGAAGAGGGGCTTCCCCAAGGACATCACCGAGACGTGGGAGCTACAGGGCACTCGCGGTCTCAGCGGGGCCTCGTGGAACTGGCGTGTGATCTTCCCCGTCTACGACAACGGGAAGGTTGCCTCCTACGGAGGACGCGCAATCTCGGAGAAGCACAAGCCGAAGTTCCGCATGACGGAGGACGAAAAGTGCCGAGTCGATCCTCGGACTCTCGTCTACGGTGACCACCGCGTCCAAGGCAACTCCGTCGTGATCGTGGAAGGCGTCACGGACGTCTGGAACATGGGACCTGGTGCCATAGCTCCCATGGGCATAGGTTGGAGAATGGAGCAGATAGAGAAGCTACGCAGCTACGAGCGCCGCTTCGTTATGTTCGACCCAGAGAGAACGGCACAGCAACGAGCGCGGAAGCTGGCAGAGGTGCTCTCGGTCTTTCCTGGGAGCACGGAAATAATCACAGGGCTAGAGACTGACCCAGGTGGGCTCTCTCTTCGTGAAGTCAAGAGAATCCGAAAGGAACTAGAGGTCTGACAATGGAAGCGTTGACTACCTTACAAGCGGCTCAATTATTGGGCCTCACAAGGATTCGAGTAATCCAATGTATCCACGAGCGCAAGATCCAAGCTGTGAAGTGGGGACGCCAGTGGGCGATCCGACCTGAAGTGCTTTACCGTTACATGAAGCTCAGAGAAGGGGACTATGCCAAAGAGTAACTGGAAAGAGGTCGTTAGGGAAGGCTTCAAGAACGGCTACATACGACTACCTCTTCAAATCGCGAAGACCTTCCTCCCCACAGACGCAATCATACTTGGAGGGCTATTCACCCACTACAGCATGAAAGTAGGAATGGGCGAGGTAGACGAATCTGGTTGGGTGCGCCTCACGGAAAGGGCACTCATGAACTATGGTCCGAAGTTGTCCATAGGTAGCTTGAGGGACAAGCTCACAGAGATGCAGTCACAAGGTTACCTAGAACGCAAGAAAAAGGGAATACCTGGTAAACGCTACTACAGGTTGACAATGAAAGCATACGAGGCCACGTCGGCTAAATCCGAAGTGCCCACGTCGGCTAAATTCGAAGTAGGCACGTCGGCTAAATCCGAAGTGCGGAATTTTGCCAGTAGTGGTGGCAAGCGCAGAGCCATAGCCTATAGCTCGAAGGTGCGAGGGGACTCCTATATACCTCCTACCTCTGGTAGTCGTAGTACCTTCGGTACTACGACTACCGAAGGTATACAATCCACCACGACGTCCGTCGTGTGGGAAGAATTGTCCTCCTTATTGGAGGAAGCAGTAGCTCGGGTGAGGAAGATCAATTCACAATCAAAGCTCTCCACCTGGCCGAAGACTTTCCGACTCCTCTGCACAAGAGACGGCCACGATCCCAAGAAGGTCCGCCAAATTTTGAAGTGGTACAAGCGTGAGTTGAAACAAGGAGGAGACCTCATCACGAACGGGAACCCTCTCTTCCTTCCAATCGCGTACTCAGCCAAGAAGTTCAGAGAGAAGTTCGACCAACTAGAAGGAGCTATGTACAGACAGAGACACAAGGTAGACGCTGACGAGGCTCCAAAGATCCAAGTGAAGCAGGTTGTTGTAGGCCGTAGAAAAAGAGCACCTCGGGACTACTGAGAGCTTCCCTACGCTCAGATTGATAATCAAATGAGGGATCCCAGCCACGAGGATCCCAGAAGACGCTGACGAGGCTCCCAGAGCCCTCTGAGGGCACGAGAGAAACAAGGCAAGAGGCGATGAAGCGAGAGAAGATTGACGGAGGACGTGAACGCCGAGTACTCACGGCTCTCATCACAAGTACGCCCTTCTTGGCAAGAGCAGCGGAGAAGGTAGACTTGCAACTAGCCAAGTCCCCTCACTACCGCCAAGTGGCCGAGTGGTGCTTGAGCTATTTTGAGGAGTACGGAGAAGCTCCGGGTGAGCATATCGAGACGCTCTATTACTCCTGGTCGGAGTCCTGTGAAGACGAGCTTCTCGTCCAGGGAGTCCATGACTTCTTGGAATCGCTCTCCGACGGTTACGAGCCTGTACAAGCCAACGTGGAGTACCTGTTCGACGAGTTGATCGCACTGCAGCACAAGCAGTCACTACAGAAGCTTCACGACAACCTGGAGGAGCAGCTATCACGCGGTGATCTACAAGAGGCCCTGGACGCCGTTCAAAACTTCCGTGTAATCGAGGGTCACGTAGCCCAAGGGATCAACCCACTTCAGGAGGAGGAGTGGGAGGGCATTTACGACGCAGGTATGGAGCCTCTCATCTCCTTCGAGGGTGACGCCGGTGTGTTCTTCAATGCTGCTCTCACGAGAGACTCCTTAGTGGGCGTACAGGCACCAGAGAAGACGGGCAAGACGATGTGGTGCATTGAGTTTGTCGTAAGAGCGCTACG